CGTACGTGTGTAAGGCAATGTAATCGTCCATTTCATTTTTTTTATATATTTCATTAGAAGTATGTGAACTTAGGTTTCTTGGGAACTTCTAAAATGATTATTTCATTCGCTTCATTTTTAGATATGATATAGTCATTTTCACACATTTTTATAGATGGAGGTTTTTTTATATTTGTTTCGGGTTTTGGTCTAGGTGATAATAAATTACAGACACTCGAATAAAACGAAAACATTACTGCTATTATTTATGTTTATTTTTTTATATACTAAATACAAGATGGTTTCACTCCAGGACTTACCTAAAAAGGTTCAGTATATAATGATTGATTCTCAATTCGTAAACGGGAGCAATAACACATTTTCCGTAAATCTTAGTCTCGAATCCAATTTACATGTGGAAGAAATTTCTCAGGTTGTAGGTATAAAACCAGTTGATTTTTATGCTACACAAGTTGGTGCAAATGATGCAGGAGATACAAATGTTGCTAAATATGTCGATATAGTTTGCGACGATGTTCCTAAGAGAGGACAATTATTAAATGAGCGTAATGGTCAGGTTTTAGCTCGAATACCACTCGAAAGAAGTTTTACCGGAAGTAATAGCTTTATTCTTAGGGATAAACAGTGGAAAGCGTTCCCAAGACATACAAACTTATTTAACCCTATATCTATTCAAAAACTTAATTTTAAGCTTTATGAATCACAAGGTGATAACGATTATAAACTCATGCAGCCAGATTCGGAGTGGTACATGACATTAGAAATAACAACTATAGACGTTAAAGAAAAACCAACAGATCGTGAACTCCAAATTTTAGAAGCGTTACATAAACTTATCGGGAAGATAGAGGATCTCAACGTAAATGTTAAAAAACTTCCAGATAAGAAAGATATCGAAAAAATGGAAACTGAAAAAAAGAAAAAGTACCCGTTACGCTATTTAATATTATTTATAGCATTAATCACTGGTGGTGTTATTTTCATCAAAAATAAAACTACACCGTCTATTCCGCAACCTTCTTTTTAACGACGCGTTTAACCGTCTTTTTTGGTTCTGGAGCTGGAGCTGGAGCTGGAGCTGGAGCTGGAGCTGGCTCTGTGACTGGTTTTACAGTTCGTGCTGGGGCTGGAGCTACAGCTTTTGGTGGGTCGATATGATCGGCAATTTGTTTAATGATACTATAAAGTTCATCCGAGTGAACTTTCGATCGTGCAAGTTGATTTTGAATTTGTTCTCTGACAGAGTCCATCGCGTAATATATATAAAAGAAATATTATCTTTATACTAAATGTTATTCATCGGTCCATCTCTTTTGAGTGGTATAGGTCAGCAGTGTAAAAAATATATGGGTCTTTTTCCTGGGAGCCAGTACATTGAACTTCAAAATGATATACCGGTATGTGAACGTGCATTTATTTATGCTTTACCTGTACCACACTGGTTAGATAAAATACCTGAAATTAAACGTAAAATCAAACACGTTACGTGTATGACTATATGCGAGACTGAAACTGTACACGAAGATTACGGTAAATTGTTTAAACTCTTTGATAGAATCGCCGTACCAAGTGAATTTTGTAGAAAGGTATTTAAAAAACAATTTCCAGAAACAAACTTTTATATTATACATGCACATGTTCCTGACAATAGACCGTACACATTTTATCACATTGGAAATATAACCGATCCAAGGAAAAATTTTAATAAAATTATTGAAACATTTGTTCGTATGAATAAACATGATTCAAGACTTCTGATAAAAGCGACGTGTAAACAACCCATTCAAATAAATATACCAAACGTTGAAATTATAAATGGTCTTATCCCCGATGAAGAAATAGAAAAAATACACGCCCTGGGTGACTGTTATGTAAGTTTTTCAAGTTCGGAAGGTATAGGTATGGGTGCAGTGGAAGCGGCTTTACGAAATAAACCAGTCATTATAACGGATTATGGAGGTGCACCTGAATATATAAAAACGCCGTATACGATAGACTGCGAACGTCAAAAACTCGTAAAAGATGATTTTTTGTATCAGGAAGGTATGGAATGGGGAAAGCCAAATGAAAAACAATTACGTGAATTTATGGAAGATGCATATACCAAGAAAGTAAGGTATATGGAACATCCGAGGACTCATATGTTGACGTGTAAAGAAAACGTATTACAGGAATTCGTCGCTAATGTAATTGGTGAGGAAAACAATAACACCTGTCAAAATGACACCGGGCGTGAGTGAACCTCTTTGAGTAATGAGCATAGCAACAATGTCGTCAATAAATTTAATATTAGTTGGCTGTTTGAGTATTTCTGGTAAGATTTTTGAAATTGCGAGATAAAGTATCATAGCTATTATGACGGGTCTGAGTGTTTCTTGATCTAACATCTTTTATAATACAGGAACATTTATTTTTGGTCTCGTTCCTAACACTTGATCATCTATTCTATGTTTTTTACAGTAATCCCCACACACAGCTTTAAATGTACATTTTTTACCTGATAATGTAAACGCTTTACATATATTACGGAATTCAGAAACGTCCTGTTTAGGAGCAGAATCTAAGACCTCTATCGGTTTTGTTTTTTGACATTCAAGTTTCTTTTTTCTCATTTTATCGAGAATTACCGCCATTTCCTCTGGTGTTTTTTTATTTGTTTTTAAAGTTTTAGATACACGTAAACAGTCATCATAAGTCTGAATATTTGATTGATGTTTTTTAGTGAGTACATTTTTAGTATCACTAAAATTCGTTTGAATCACGGTCGGTAGAAAGTATTGCGACATCTTAATTTTTACTAAAAATAAAATAACTTAGGTTAGTAAAGGATGTGGTTCTTTATAAAACTTAAAAGAACGTATAGCTTCACTTTAGGTGAGTAATATAAAAGATAAAATCTTTTAATTTTAAATGTATCTTAAGTGGACAAAAGAGTGTTATTTATGTGAATGTCCTTTAGAACCACATATACATACGAATAGTACAGAAGAACGAATTTTTATACGTGAATATAGAAAATTGCGACCTATATTCATGATTAACAATGGATCGTATCTAAAATTTTTTGATATGAATATAAAACGTGTCTGTTATGCATGTTATATAACGTCTTATAAAAATGTTCATCCCATATCACTTAGGGATCGTGAATGTGGTCGTATAAAAAATATATATTCAAGACCCAAGTCAAAAACAAAAGATGAAATATTATATTGGTTCGAAGGACTAAAAATATACTTAAGTAAAAGACACAATATAATATAAATGAGTGAAAGTATTCAAAAACTCACACACGTGGAACATATATTAAAGCGTCCGGATTCGTACGTTGGACCTGTTTCACGTGTAGCGGAACCATATTGGATATATGAAAATGATCAATTTGAAAAGAAAACGGTCGTGTATTCACCAGCACTTTTAAAAATATTTGACGAAATTTTAGTAAACGCGATCGACCGAAACTCTATGTACCCCAAAAATGTAACGTCTATGAGTGTTTCTATCGATAAAACATCTGGTGAAATAACAATTGAAAATAATGGACCTCTGGGTGGTATTGCTGTTAAAATGCACGAAAAAGAAGGTTTATGGAATCCAGAATTAACATTTGGTCATTTACTCACGAGTACAAATTATGACGATACACAAAAACGTGTTGTTGGTGGTCGTAATGGATACGGTGCAAAACTTACGAATGTTTATTCGAGTAAATTTTCAGTTAAAATTAAAGATGGAGAAAACAAGTGTATATATACACAGGAATGGTCGGATAATATGAAAACGTGTGGTACACCCAAAATAAAAAAGTACTCGAATGCTACGTCGAGCGTTTCTATTACTTTCGTTCCCGATTGGAAACGATTTGGTATGTCAAAAATGGATGATTCTATATATAAAATTTTTGAAAAACGGGTATACGATGCAAATATTTGTACGTCACAAAATTGTAAAGTGAAGTTTCAAGGTGACGCATTACCTAAAGCAACATTCAATACGTACGCAAAAATGTACACAAAATCAGATGAAATATGTACATTTACGAGTGATAGATGGTCAGTGTGTATCGCACCTTCAGATGATGGGTTCGAACACGTATCATTTGTGAATGGTATATGTACCACAAAAGGTGGTTCACATGTTGACTACGTTTCTGGAATACTCGCAAACGGTGTTATTGAAGATATGGCAAAGAAGATAAAACTTCGTCCCCAGCAGGTTAAGAATGCGTTTTTTGTTTTCGTAAAAGCAACACTTGTCAATCCGAGTTTCAGTAGTCAGGTTAAATCTGAATGCACACTCAAGCCACAGGACTTTGGGAGTAAGTTTGAACCACCAAAAACGTTTATAAAGAATATCCTAAAAACGAGTGTTCAATCAGAACTCATGGCATTATCGAAGTTTCGTGAAATGAAAGAATTGAAAAAAACAGATGGATCACGTAAATCAAAAATAACGGGTATTCCGAAACTCGACGATGCGAATAAAGCCGGTACTACACACTCTGGTAAGTGTACTCTTATTATTACCGAAGGTGATTCTGCAAAAACACTTGCAATTGCTGGTCTTTCGGTTGTTGGTCGTGATCATTACGGCGTTTTTCCGCTTAGGGGTAAATGTAAGAATGTACGTGACGCGAGTGTAAAACAACTTACCGAAAACAAGGAGTTTAATGATCTTAAAAAGATTTTGGGGCTTCAGCAAGGGAAAGTGTATACATCACTCTCTGAACTCAGATATGGAAGACTCATGATCATGACCGATGCAGATAATGATGGAAGTCATATCAAAGGTCTTATTCTTAACATGATTCATTATTTCTGGCCGAGTTTACTTAAACTCAAGTTTGTTGTAAGTATGGTTACACCTATCATAAAAGCGTCTAAGGGTTCAGAAACGAAATCGTTTTATACGGACTCGACTTTTAGACAATGGTATGGTAATGGTAAATCTGGGTGGAAAATTAAATATTATAAGGGTCTTGGTACATCCACGTCTGCAGAGGCACGTGAATATTTCAAGAAGATCAAAGACCTCACCGTTCAATTTGATACGGATAATTCAATGGATGAATCCATAGTTCTTGCATTTGACAAGACAAAATCCGACTTACGTAAAACGTGGTTACTTGAAAGTACAGAAAAGAAGGCTTCTGATCTCGAAGTACCATACGGAAACGTTGATCGTCTCGGTATTTCTGATTTTATTCATAAAGATCTTGTAAATTTCAGTCTTGCTGATTTGAAAAGGTCAATTGCACACGTTTCAGATGGTTTAAAACCATCCCAACGAAAAGTGTTATATGCATGTTTCACAAAGAATCTTACATCTGAAATGAAGGTTGCGCAATTAGCCGCGTACGTTTCGGAAAAAACATCGTATCATCACGGTGAAGTCTCTCTGGCAGATACAATTGTAAAATTAGCACATAATTTTACGGGGTCAAATAATATTAATTTACTCGAACCATGTGGTCAATTTGGTACTCGTCTTATGGGTGGTAAAGACGCGAGTCAAACGAGGTATATATTTACAAAATTGACTAAAAGTGCGAGAATACTTTTTGATCCTAAAGATGATCCAGTATTAAACTATCTCGACGACGACGGTAAACAAATCGAACCAGACTATTATGTTCCTATATTACCAACCGTTTTGGTAAATGGAACTGAAGGCATTGGTACTGGATTTAGTTCATATATACCACCGTTTAATCCTTCAGATATTAAACACAATATTGAACGTGTAATTAATGGTGAAAATGTTGTTCCCATGAAACCATGGTTTAATAAATTCACGGGTCGTGTCTTTAGTAATGAAGATGGGTTATGGATCACGGAGGGTGTATGGAAATCTTCAGGTAAAAATGTATTAGTAACTGAACTTCCACCGGGACGTTGGACACAAGACTACAAAGAGTATCTCGATACCCTTATCGAAAAGAAAAAGATTACGAACTATGTGAATAACAGTACGACTGATGATGTTAATTTTAGTATTGAAGGATACACAGGTAATGATATCATAAAAGATTTTAAACTTCAGAAGACATTTCATGTATCAAATATGCACTTATTTCATCCAACAAAGGGTATTCATAAATACGAAAGTCCAGAAGAAATTCTCATAGATTTTGTTAAAATACGGTCAGAAACATATAAAAAAAGAAAATCACACCTTATACGTGTATTAAAAGAAAAAACTAAAAAACTTGAAAATATGTCGAAATTTATTGAAATGGTTATTCATGAAAAACTAATTGTTTTCAGACGTAAACGAATAGAACTCGAACGCGAAATGGAAAATATATTCGATAAAATTGATGGTTCATACGAATATCTCTTGAATATCAAAACGTATCAGTATACATTCGAAGCTACACAAAGTATCAGGGAAGAAACAACAAAATCTAGTATCGAGCTTGATACATTACAACAAATGTCTCATATCGATATGTGGAAAAGGGATTTAAAAATATATAAACAATAAGTAGTAAGTATGTGTGATACATCTGGACCAAATACAGGTTCTATAGTGTCACTTAATGCAATTGGTAAACAAGATACATACCTTTTAGAAGATGACCCTGTTCATTCACTCTTTAAGTATGAACCTAAAAAACACGCTAATTTTACAAAGTTTCATAAAAGTTTAAACGTTAATAAACCAAGTAGTTCTTCAACATCTTGGCCTTTTGGTGAAACTATAAAAGTTATGTATAACCCGAGAAATATGGGTGATCTTTTAGCAAATATGTACGTAACGTTTGAATTACCTCGTTTAACAGGAACTGATAGTTATTATACGGATCAAATAGGACGACATATTTTAAAATCTGTAACCATGCGTGTCGATGAAACGGTGGTTGAGAAATACCATGGTGATTGGGGAATTATATACGATGAATTATATCTCGATGAATCCGAAAAAAGAACAAAGAGGTACACGTTAAATAGAAATAATGCAGAAGATACATCTTTATTATCTGGTAATCAGGTGCTAGCACAAGCTAAATCGCGTGTTTATATTCCTATACCTTTACTCTTTTCTCGTAAGTACGAAAGTGATGAATACGAAACAAATAAACCAAATCGCCCCTATTTTCCAATCTGTGCTATCCATAAACAAAAAATTCAATTTGAGTTTGAATTTCATAAACAATCCTTTTTTACAAATGAAACAGATACATTATCAGTGAGTGAGTTTGATATTGTTACCGAAGAGGTAACACTCGAACCAAGTGAGCGTAGTTATATAGCAAATAAAAGACACGTTCTCGTTACCGATATCGTTAAAAAACACCCTACTTTAGATATATCCACTGGGGTAAAAAATGCAAAACTTGAACTTGTTCCAAATATACCGGTTAAAACCATAAACTGGTTTTTTAGACAAAAAGCTTTTGAAAACGAAGATGTAATCACTGGTGGTGATACTTTACTTGCAAATGTATTTGCAAATAGGTATAACTTTTCATCTAATGTGGAGTATTCTGTAAATAATGAATTTTATAACCCACCAATGTCAAAGGCTAAAATATTTGTAAACGGTGAAGATATACCAAATATAGAAGATAGTGATCATAAATATTTCAAATACGTCGTTCCATTTTCGAGTCGTTTATCGAGGCCTTTACGAAATATTTACACGTATACATTCTCGATGAATCCGATTAATGTAGAACCATCGGGAATGTTGGATTTTAGTCAGTTACAATCAAATAGAACTGTTTTAGATGTAACTATGGAACCTGGACTTACTAGTGATTATACACTACACCTTTATTATGTAGGATATCAAACATTCGTTTTTGAAAACGGTGTCATGATACTTGTTTAGAAAAAAGTGCATTTTTATGATCATGAATGTACTCGATTATATTGTTTTTTATACACCATCTTATGAAATTCAACTGTGCAACAGTCGTATGTATTTCATTGGATGTACCTGGAACAGTATACGATATCTTAGAAGAACGACAAAATGGATCAAACAATTTTTTACTGTACCCATCTAAACTTGATTTATATGCACAATGTACACTAAATATTTTACCATCGTTCGTCTTATACGATAAATTATTTTTCTTAGAGTAATTTGTAATAAACCATTCAAGGTTTCGTAAAGAAATACCACCCGTTTTATTTAGAATTTCTAAAAGTGTAGCTCTATTCTCGGGGTTATTATAAAACGTGTCGATTGATGTTAGTAGAATAGCTGATTTATTCATTATTACATTATTCCACGTAATTCTCTAAATCCCTTTCTTGATACTTCACATGCCGGACATCCAGGTTTAAATATACATTCTGATAAATTATGTGTATGTCGTATACCTTCATTACTTTTATTAGAACCCATTTCTATAGGAGCTCTAATATGTGGTTGATCAATGTGACTTCCACACATACCATTATATTTAGATCTTGCGGTGCAATGTGTACCATCTTTCTTAAACCCTTTACAGAATTTACTTGACAATTCATTAGGTATTAAATTACACAATACTCTTGAGCTAATACATAATTCTTTAGAAATTATCGTACACATATCTAATCGCGCTAAATAATTTTCTTCTTCTTTGTGTTTATGTATAATTGGTTTAAGATCGTCTATAAGATCATGCTTTTTTTGTTTCTTTAACATTTATATCTTATATACGTCACTATTTTTTAAGCGTTTTGAACATGTCACTTATTTTCTGTTGCCCTTCAATTTCAGCCTCTATTTTTTTCTTTGGACGTCGTTTCGGTTTCACGCGTGTTAGAAGTTCACCAAATATTTCTTCTTTCGGATCCTCAAAAAGTGGTTCAATTAAATCACACACAGGGTTTAGGAACTTATTTATAAAATAATATGCATAATCAACTTTTAAATTATTGTCTTTTGCGTATTTTGGATCTTCCGACTTTTCAAACGCCTTTGCTTTAGGATCTCCTGTATCGAGAAGAATATAAGGTACGCGATCACCCGATTGTGGTTCGGAACCCGGTTGCCTTTCGCGCATTTTGTTACGTACTTGAACATGTGCTAAATTTTGCGATTTATACGAATCGGATAAACCCTGACTCAAAATTAATTTTTCGTTAGGTACATCACCTTCAATAAGTTCAATAGCCCTTTGTAAAGCGAGTGCTTTTGGTGGTCCGGTATCACTACTCTCTAAAACAACATCAAGAAGTTCTTTACATACTTCACGCATGTGAGGTGTATTATCTCTTCTTACCAATTGAAGTCCTTTGACGTCTATATAATCCATATTCATATTACCATCTTTACCCTTTGTCCAAAGTTTTGCAGCATACCGTTTCTTTGAATATAAGAAATATGGACAGTATACCTTCTCGAGTTCAAGGTTGTTCGGTGCCTTGAAAAGTTTGGTACACTCTTCCGCAGCACGTTCACCTATTTCCCAACTATACTCAATTGCTTCCTTTCCGGTACGGTTTCCTACATCAAATTCAACCATAACAGAATCGGTATCACCGTACCTTACCTTTGCACCCGGAAAATTCTTTTCAACATATGCTTTTGTCTCGTCAATCATACTCCTACCTTTTAGAGTCACCGTCGAAGCAATTTGTACACAAGGTAACATACCTTTTGCCGCACCTGTAAATCCATATACAGAGTTCATCGACACTTTATACGCCAATTGTTTACCATTATACATTTCTTTTAGAGCGCCGGACGATTGTGCCATATCTTTTTTAGCTTGTTTACGAAACTGTTTTAATTCCAGAAGGATACTTGGTAAAAGACTAGGAACATCTTGTGCAAACTTATAAAACCCAAACGTTTCGTATGTTATACCCGGTATATTTTCATATTTTGAATCCATAACCATAGATGAATAACACAAATTGTGCGCCATCATAATTGATGGATATAGACCTTCAAAATCCAGTGCTGTTATTGGTGTATAATAGGCACCTTTTTGTGCGTCTAGAACGGTCGCACCCTCATATCCATCCGCAGAATATTGTCCCCATGATATAGTTGGAACCATAAAACCCATTTCACGCGCTTTCTTTGTTAATAAACTAAACACTTTGATTTGTTGTCCTCTTTCAACTAAATAACACAAGGGAACCCACGTTGCTTTAGCCATTTCTAGTAGATTAACAAGTATAGATAATTTTGATAACAAACGATGGGGTAAAAGTGTATCCTTAATACAATATTCCGCGACCTCACGTAACTTTACAGGGTCTTCTTCAACATAACGAGCAAACATTTCTTTCGGCGGCATATCAATTTTATTATCACCGAGGTACAGTTTCGAAACATTATCGAGTTTATACGAATCAAGTTTATACCCTTTTTTAACTTCATGAAATAGATCGAAAATAAAGCGTCCAGGCATAGGTAAAATCTTCAGAACGTTGTCGCCGAGTGCACTCGATGACAACTTCTTATACACAAGTTCACATGAATGGTTTTTCATTTTACTCATTTCATAAAAGGTTTGATCACATTTTGTCATGACCGCGCGTTTCATTATATATTCTAAATCAAAACCAAATATATTCCACCCGGTTATGATATCAATATCCTTTTCCATGAGATACCCCTTAAATGCCATAAGCATTTCGCGTTCAGTTTCATAACTCTTAATTGTACTCCCTTCCAAATTTGGATCCGTTTTTTTATAACAAAAACATATTTTATCGTATGGTACGTCAGAACCAAAATGTGTAAGTGATACTGCAATCTGGAAACATGCATCATCTTTTACATCTGCATCGGGAAACTTACCTGTTGAACTATTACACTCAATATCCACAGATGCCACTACGAAAGGTGCAGTCTCTGGAATATCAACTGGTTTAAGTGTTTTCCAGTCGTTACAGAACAGGTCTATATTAACATGTGCTAAATGTGAACGTACACACGCGTCCCCAGAATCCATCCACCCGGTCGATTGAATATTGGTTCGGTGCATTAACCTCAGAACAGGATCTAAATTTGATTCATACACTTTATATTTCACGGATTCATCGGGTAATGTACGTTTTAATCGCCCATTTACCATACGTCGCGCCGCGAGGTTCTTAAAGTTTAATTGCATAAAAATAAATTTTTCATTATTTTGAAATCCCCAAACATCTTTAGATTGAACGATGTCATAACTTACTAAACATTCAGGACACACTTTATCAATCTTTGTGTATAAATTACGAATATCCATTTGTGATGTTTTCTTCGGGAGTTTCACGAAGAAGTATGGTGTAAAACTGGTCGTAACACATACAGACTTACCTTCCTTTGTTTTACCAAAAATACTAATCAAGTGTTCGTCTTCCGTGTCTTGTGTTTCCCAGGTCAATACTTGGAATACGACCATTTTATCTTACTACGTTAAGGTCCGATTTTTTTAATATAGTATAGTAGTAAATATGTCAGCTGCTTTGATTGATCTCGTCTCAGTCGGTGCCCAGGATGTCTATATCACAGGCGATCCTCAAGTCTCTTTTTTTAGACAAAACTATAAACGTCACACAAACTTCGCCATTAAACCCGAACGTATGGATTACATCGGAACGTTTGGTGCGAGTAACGAAGTTGTTATTCCAGTCAGGTCCAAGGGTGATCTCTTGAGTTATGTATGGATTGAAGCCACAAATATTAATCTTAAAAACGATAACGCCGCAAGTTTGTTCAGCTCAGCGACTGCACCAACCGAATTTTCTTTGTATGTCGGTGGCCAGGAAGTGTGTAAAATGGATTCTCTCTTTGTTGCGGGTGTCCATAATGTTCTTTACAATGAATCCCAGGCTAAAGCAACGTGCGCAACAACTTCATATGACAATGGCGAAAATGCCAGTGCCGGAAGTTACGTCATTCCATTCTTTTTTAGTGAAGATTGGACCAAATCTCTCCCACTCGTCGGTCTTCAATACCACGAAGTTGAAATTAGAATCAAGTTACACTCCGCATTCTCCGCTGGCTCCACACCAAAAGTGTATGGCTCTTATGTCTACCTTGACACAGAAGAACGCGATTTTTTCGCAAATAACGAACACGAACTCCTCATTACACAAACACAATTCCAGCCAATGTCTAAAACTGACACCAGCGTTGATTTAACATACTTTAACCATCCAGTTAAGGCTGTCCATATTGCATGTGCCGAAGACCATGGTACAAAGTACTCGTTCACGGACGCATCTTTGTACATTAACGGTACCACTCTTTTCGAAAACATGACGTATGAGTATTACAATAAAGTTGTACCATCGAGACACTGTTCAATTCTTTCACCAAGTCTTGATAACGAACCAGTAACAACATGGCCATTCTGTCTTACCATGAATAAATCGCAACCAACTGGATCTTTGAACTTTTCGAGAATTGATAACGCTAAAATTACGATAAATACCCCAGTATCTGGTGATACTCCAGCGGCTCTTAGAGCGTATGCGGTCAACTATAACATTCTCAGGATTAAGAATGGTATGGGTGGTATCGCATTTGGTAACTAAATTAGTTCTTACCCGAAGATCCAAAACCTCGTTCACCACGTTTTGTTTCTTTTAATTCATCAACTTCTTCAATAAGTGGTGTTTCACACTTTTCCAAAATGAGTTGGGCGATTCTATCGCCTTGTTTAATTT